GTAGGGTGTCCCGAACCACTATTAATTAATTCATATATATCAATGGTTTCTGAACTTATGCTTTCACCCGAAGGTAACGTAATTTCAAAGAGATGTGATGTTCCCGGAGCGTTGACAGTGCTTACTTCACTTTCGTTGCTTGTGCCCAATATAACAGGAACACTATCTGAGCCACCTGTTAATTGATATGCGCCACTCCCTGAGTCTGGAGCAGCATAATCATGATACCACGTATCTAATAAATCTCGTGACGAACTTGAAAACGTAAAATTGGTAGAATTAGAACCCGTATGTGCAACACCTTCAAATACAACATCAGACCCAGAATCAGCTGTAGATGACGTGCTTGTTAAAACTGCAGTTTCATTATACAATGATTTGCGGTATTCGGTATATGATAGTGTTTCTCGATCAGTAGATCTTGTGCTACTAGAAATATCCGGCATGAATGCTTCACTCATCCAATATGGTGTTACACCCGCAATATATTCAGTACCAGTCCAATATAAATAATCTCTAGAATAAATTGTACCATCATATTTCTCTGCCGCACTTCTTGTTACAAAGCCTTGTATTTGGTCATCATCTTGTGCAGTAATTGTAACAATTGCCCCATCTACTGATCCTAAATAGGTATCATAAGTTGGATCAAATATTAATGTTTGTTGTACATCAATATCAGTATTATATGAATCTAACGTTCTACTAGGCCTAGGTAATACTGAATCTTTATTTCGTTCTAATATATTTGGTTGTACTAATACACCAGTAACTTTATCAACACGTGCTGGAAGTAATTGTTCTAATTGATTAAAAAATGATAAATCAAACAATGAAAATATTTTTATGTAAGCATTAATATCATTTTTAGTATCATACTTTTTCCAATAATCTCTTGCAGCGCGTATTAAATCTGGGTATGAACGCTCATATTGCTGGCCAGGATCTCCAATATATGAATCTAATTCAGTAAATCCAAGTTGTGCAATGATATCATCATTTATCATTGTTTGTGGAGAAAAATATACTCCCAATTTTTTACTATCTAACGGTGCTTTATCAAATTGACTACGTTCTGCCCGTGTTTTAACATCTAATGTACCAACTAATTCATTATCTTCTAATCTAATTTTATTATCATCAAATGTACCGGCAGCTAAAGATATTCCATCAAAATAATATGTTTCTTCAATTGAATCATATGGCTCTGCATTTGTCCATGATGCAAATGAAGATGAAATTGTTGATGATATTGGTTGAACTCCTGATAAACTTGATGTTGCAGAATGATCTATTTTTTGTGTTAGTGGTAATCTATAAACTAATTCATCGTATGCACTTACATTTCCATCATATGCCGCTGGAGCTTTTGTGTGATTATCTAATGCTGAATTGCCTAAACTACTTGTCCATATTCTTAATTCTTGCAACTGTCCTTGTAATCTTGAAGCGCTGCTTGAACCACCTAATGTAATAGATCCAGCTACTGGGAAAGTTGCAATAGATGATGATGCTGCAACAGTAGCAACAATTTTTCCATATTTTGATTTCTTAGCAACTAATTCTAATCCACTTCCAGATGTTCTTAATAATGCAGTAATCCAACCACCATCAAAACATTCAAAATCAGCTGAACTAGTTCCATTCACTTGAATAGTACCTAATGTACCTCTTGTAAAATCTAATGTAACATCATTTGAGCCTACTGAAAATAAATTCATTGTGCTAGGCATAGATGGATTTGTTAATACATTATCCGTTCTAAAACGAACCTCTACAGCACCAATACTTTGTGAATAATTAGTAACAACAGTACCAGCTGCATTTCGAATTAAATCTAAAGCATAATCAAAATTTAATTTTTCATATACTGGAGGTCTTTCAATTCTTGGGCCGCCAAACTCTTGTATTGTTATCATACTTTGCGGAATACCATAACATGATAACAAAGCTTTTATACTTCGTTTAGTTCCTTTAGATTTTAAAAGTAATGGCAAGTTATTTACAATACGACGCCATACATGATAAGTCATTTCCTTACCAGGTAATGCAGGTTCTCCAACAGAATTAGATCCAGTTATAGGAACACCTGATTCATTAGTTCCTAAAACATACTCCCAAAGATCTTTATATTGATTACCATCAGTTAACGACCAACCAAATTGTTTAGCAACAGAATATAATAATTCATTCGGAACACCATATTTTGGATGTTCATCTCTAGAATGAATCTTAGACATATAATTGATATAAGTGTATAATATGTCATAGTGTTGACCTAACATATTAATAAATGTATCTAAACCTTCATTGCCAGGCCGTGTACGTATAAATTCTGGAATTGCATATACTAATGCATTTTTATTAAATTTATCATACGTAGCTGCATTATCTAATAACGTTTCATACCAAGTAGTTACTTGAGATGATGATAACGGATATAATGTATATGTTCTTGTGTTATTAGACTTTGGCCATGGCGTTATGTAACTTCCTGTTATAAACGATACATTGGGGTCTACTAAAGGAACATTATTAGAAAATTGTCCAGATGATGATTCATAATATAAAAACTTTTCAAATGAATCAAATCCAGAAATTAATTTCGTTTTTCTATCAGAATATTCAACTACGTTATTTTGACTACCAGATAATGAATTTAGTAAAGATATTTGTGATTCATAATATTCTATTAATGAAATTTTATAATGAAAGTTTTTAACACGTTCTGTAGCAGATCCGTAAAAAACAAAATTATTAAAATCTTCATAGTCAATATTTAAATCAATTCCTGATAAACTACCTGAGAATATTGAATCAACTATTTGTTGTGATGTAGAGACAGATGAACCTAGTAAATCATTCCACGTTTTTAATCCAGTATCAGTTGATGTATCTAATTTAGATATTGCATCCCAATTAGGACCTGCTAGTTCTGTTAAATCTTGATCAATTACACTTACATCTGGTAGTATCGATACGTTATCAATATATGGTGATTTTTTTTCTTCAACAACCCATACTTTGAATCCAACTTCAATTTCACTATCTAATGGTTCATATAATTTTATGTATAAGAATTCGCCAATAACAAAGCTATTAACATAATATGCTGTTTTATTTCTACTAAAGTTAAGTAAAAAATTACGTGATGGTAATTTATCTCCATTAGCATCTCTTACAGTTAACTGAGATACGGTTTCAATATAGTTAGTAATTTCCTGTAATGTATCCGAATCGTCAGAGTCAATTAAACGTAATCTAACCTCAGTACGATCAGGTGATATTTCATCAACTTTAAGTCCTGGTTTATCATAACTTCCAATTAAATTATCAAAAAAGTTTAAAACAAAACGATACGTACCTCTAGTAAGTCTTAAATCTAAAAATTGTTGATATAAATCAATTTCAAGCGGCTGGGCCTGTAATGAATATATTCGATTTGTTATTGGATCTAGTAATGATGTTTTACTACTTCTAGCTACAGAAACACGATGATTACCAGTAATCCAAGAGTCTCCAGAATAAATATGTAATTCTGTTAATACTTCAGTACCAGCTGTTGATAGAGTCGAAAATGGAATTTCATATGCTGTATCTAAAAAATCTCTAGATAAATTAACGTTATTAATACTTGTGTTAGATTTAAGACCAGCTCCAATATCAGAATCCCATTTTATACGTTCACGAACTGAAGTATATTGTAATAAATCTTGTTCTGTTTTCGAAAGACGTATTCCAGATACTGGTTTTGTAGAATTTAATATAGTATTAATATTTTTATATTGTGATAACATTAATTTTCCAGATTATGCTGATGTTTTCTTTATATAAATGTTTAGTCTCTCATTTTCATTAAAAAAAGCTTGCCCATGTTTTGGCAAACCATCTTCTGCAAATCTAGAACTAGATTTTTCTCGTAACATATCTAATAAACTGTCTAATGGTATGTTAGCAATTACTTCATCGGTGGTTTCTATCGCAGCCAATCTAGTCGTGTCAGTTGCATTAAATGATAATTCCTTAGATGCGTATGTTAAATCAGTTTGTCCAACGTTAATATCAAATTGCAATTCAGGATAAAAAAATTCAAATTGATTATCCAACCAATTTTTCGCAGCTGAATGTGCTTGTTCTATTCTAGAACGTATGTTATCTGCAGTATCACCGATACTATTAGCAAGTTGTTCTAATAAATCAAAATTATTTATTCGTTCTATAAAATCTTCAACTTTTTCTAAACTCTGGCCAATTAATCGCAAAGCGGCATCCATGAGACCTTTAACAACAGATCCGACGAGGCCGGATGGTCTACCTTCATCAATCCAATCCTGCACTTTTTGAATAGCTCCTGTTAAATCTGGTACTGGTATCTTTATTCTAGCTGCAATTTCACTAATTGATTCTATTTTACTAAATAC